CTAGGCGGGGTTGACGAGCTCGGAGCCTTGGCCCTCTGCGGGCTTATTGACTGAACGACTGACAGGCCAGTGTTCGATCAGGTCAGCATTGATGTGACGCACAACGTTGCGGATCGTCTCTCTGTCGGTCAGATCAGGATCTAGCCACGGCTCGACGCTTGCCGTATCAAGAATCAAAGGCATCCGATCGTGAACTTCTGCCGCAGCTCCCCGGGCCGGTTCAGTGAGAATCGCGCAGCCCAAACTGCCGTCCTCCCGCTCGGCATAGATGCCTGCGAAAGCGAAGGGCTCGCGGTCGGTGCGTGTCAGGAAGTGAGGCTGTTTACCGGTCTCGGTAGAGATCCATTCGAACCAGCCATCGGCGGGTATCAGGCATCGGTGACGGGAGAAAGCGTTCTTGAAGTAGCCGGACGTGGCCACGGTCTCGACGCGGGCGTTGATTGGCTGCGCCGCCTTGCCCTTCGCCCACTTCGGCCTATACCCCCACCAGAGTTCGAGCTGCTCGGGCGGATGATCGGGAACTGTCTGGCGTATCCCAGTGATCCATGTGCCGGGGGCGACATTATAGCGAGGCATGCGGTCGTGCAGCTCTAGCGAGAGGCGCAGAGCTTTCGAAAGCGCGGGAGGGTTGCTGTAGATCGCGTATCGTCCACACATGGTGGAAGTGTAGCTGAGACTTGAGGGGAGCGAGCCCCATTCGCCTTCCCTGGCGAGGGGTGGTCTGCACCAGTGCCGCCTGCATTCGTCCCTGGCAGCTTCGCTGACTGCGCATCCAGGCGACACCTCCATATCTTGACGCAACCTCCGATCCGGCCCCATGCGCCATCTCGCAAAGTCTTGTAAGCTTGAGCCCATATCGGCTTGGCGCCTAAGGAGCCAGCATGCGACAGAAAATGACCGACACTGAGCTACTCGCGAAGCTGAAGGCCAAGCCCTACAGCAGCCTATGCCGTGAGGCCGCCCGCCGCCTTGAAGAGCTGCTCGCCAATGAAAAGGGCGCCACCGAGGCGCCCGATCGAGACCTGCCGGCAGACTTCAATCGAAGCTGAATTGCCCTCGGTTCTGCCCCGCCGATACTTCCATCTGCACGCAGCCCTGCAGGGTGCTGTAGCTGCCTGGGCTGGCAAACGACGCGATTTCATCGCAGTGCCGCTGGATGTTGCCAGGCAGACTTGCCCATTGACCTTTCAGCCCGTCGTAGGCTGACTGCTCCATCTGAATGCAGCCGTTGTAGGTCATGTTGCTGAATTCGCCCCCGAAGCTGGCGATCTCTTCGCAGTGTGCCTCGACATCGTATCGGGGCATCTCCTGGGCACTGGCAGCGAACGGCAGCGCCAGCAATGCCAAGACCATCAGAGCTCGAAACATGGTCAGGCCTCCTTCGGCCGCGTGAACAGCACCAGCAGGCCGAGGATGATGTCGCCGAGCGCCCAAGTTGTCACGATCATGCCCATACCCAGGGCACTACCAATCGCTGCGCCCGCTTGCTCATACTCGTTCTGTGAGGACTGCATTGCCTCGCCCATTATGCCGAACGAGGAGAACAGCCAGACGGCCATAAGCACGTTGAATAAAATGAAGCTCCACTTGAAAAGCGTGCCGAACAGGCCACGTTTCGCTTTGCGCAGCCGATGACCGCACTGACTGCATTTGAAAGCCGAGTCACTTACCTGATGGTTGCACTCGGGGCATGCTACTAGCGCCATAATCCCTGCTCCTTGCCTGCGTTTTCTTAGGTTGCAACCTAAGCATATTCACTCGGTAACGTGATCGCTACTGAGCGCAACGTATTACGACAAAGTCTCACAGATGGATGGCGAATTTCCTACAACGTCAGGAGCCGGGCAGCTCCGCCTGCACCCGGCAGGAGTAACCGTCGGCGTCGAGGCGGTGCTCCACCTGGGTGATCAGCCATTCACCGTCGGCCCCTTCCCGGAAGCCCTGGAGCTTGAGGCGGCCCTCTGCCATCAAGCGCGGGTCGCCGGGGAGTGAGATGTCGAGGCGCTGCTCTCCACGCTGGCTGCGGCGCCATTCGGCCTGAGCGGCCGCCATGGCGCTCTCGGCGTCAGGGAATACCGTGCCCAGCCGGTTGATCGGTTCGTCCTGCCCCACCGTCACGTCCACCGTTTCGCCCTCTTCCGTGTCCCGCCACTGCGCGGTGACGCTGCCGGCGGCGCGGCGCTTCGCGAGTTGCATGCGGCCGGTCGAAACCATGTCTGGGGTGATCGGGACGGTAGGTAGTTGGGGCTCGTCAGGCGATGCCGCCCTCGACGCGCCGCGGCGCGCAAGCACAAGACGTCCGGCGGCCGGCTTGGCGATCCCGTCATACTGCTGCGCCAGGCGCGTCAGCAGGTTCATGTCTGATTCGTTGATCTGGTCGACATGCGGCAGTGCGATGCTGGCCATGGCCTGCTGAACCACAGCCTCGAGGCTATGTTCCTGGGCGATGGTGCGCGTCATGTCGCCGAGCAGCGTGCCGGCATTCCAGCTGCGGGTCTTCTTGGTCTGGAGCATCAGGCGGTTGCTGCCTTGTCCTGATTCGCTCTTGGCCAGTGGCGCGGCCTTGGCCACGATGCGCACCTGGTTGGGCGGCCAAGTGAGCTCGACGCTATCGACGACATAGGTTCCGAGGCTCTCGGCGGCATCGTCATACCCCAGCCAGCATTCCAGCTCGGCGCCAGCCGCCGGCAACGCGATCGGCGCTGTGGGGTCATGGTCGGCCAGCACCAAAGAAAGTTCGTCGCTATCCTGCCCGGCCCGGTCGACGATACGCAAGGAGACGAACCGCTCGCGGATCGCGGCCGTGATGTCGTCCTGGTTAGCCGTAAGCCGGAAGGTCGGCGCAATGGTTATCCCCACAGCCGAACCCTCCTGCTAATGGCCGGTTGCGGATCATCTGGCAGGGAGATCAGGAGGCCCGCCGGCAGCATGAGGCCTTCGTCCGCTAGGCCGCAATTGGCATCGAGCACCCGCTCGACTAGCCCGGGCGAGATCCGTCCATAGGCGCGCCAGCAAATCCAGTCGACGGTATCGCCGTCACGTGTCCGATACTTGCGGGCCATCGTCGAAGAACTCCATCTGCAGGGTGAATTGCTGACGGCGAGGTACGCCCGCTGGGGCGAAGATGTCGGCCTGCTCCTCGACGCTTTCAACGGCCCACCGGCCATGTATGTAGCCGTTGCCATCGACCAGCATCATCGGCTTTCCCTGGGCGGCCTGGGCCCGCATTTCACGGATTTGTCCCGCACCACCGCGCCAGCCCGGATAGATCTTCCCGGTCAGGGTGATCTGGTCCCCGCCGTAGCCGGTAAACTGCAGAGCGTCATGCGTGCCGACGCGAGACTGCCGGCTCCAGCGGTAGCGCGTGACCCGCATGAGCTGCTGATAGGCAGCGGTATCGATGCTGAACGAGAATTCGCCCAGCCGCATCATGACCTCAGCCATCGTAAAGGGCTCCCTGCTGGCGGGCGTTCAGCTCCTCTATGACCATGTCGGTGATGCGTCGGGCATAGGAGGCATCGGCCTCGCCCTCGCGCCGGGTCACGTGGAGCGTCAGGTTGTTGGTGATGTTGTTAACCACCTCGCGTGCTCGCTCGGTGGCTGTGCGCTGCTCGGCCAGGCGAGGGCGTTCTGGGCCAAGGTTGGGCGCCGTACGCTCGACGGTGGCTTCGCTTTCTGCTTCCCTGCGTTCACGGTTCGTAGTGAGCCCCAGGGCGCCGGCATTCCCCCCGCCAAGCTGGGCGCGGATCTCGTCGGCATCGTCATCCTCGCCCCAGGTGATCCAGCCCTTGACCTTGTTGAAGGCATCGCCCACCCATTCCAGCTTGCCGACCATCCAGTCGATGGCGCGCGCGGCGCGCTCGGTGATGCCATCCCAGAGGCCGCCAAACCACTCGGCCAGACCGCCCCAGGCGTTGGAGATGGTTTCGAGCGGCGACCAGGAGAGCTTCGCCGCCATCCAATCCCACGCGGCGCCCGCCATGTCCCTGGCCAAGCCGACGATCTCGCCGACCTTGGTCGCCATCGGCGCCCAGGCGCGAACGATCAAGCCCAGCGGCGACCAACTCACGATGGTCTTAAGCCCTTCCCATGCAACACTGGCGACCCACTTGATGCCATCCCACAGCTTTCCGAACCATGGGCCGATCCAGTCCCAGTTGCGATAGATCACGTACGCAGCGCCAGCGATGACGCCGACGGCAATTCCGATCGGGTTGGCCATGAGCGCCGCGCCGATGGCCTTGATGCCACCGACCACTACCGGGAAGGTGCCGGCGAGGGACCAGAGCGCCATGCCCGCCTTTCCGATGGCGAGGCCGAAGGACACGACCGAGACGATGGCCTTGCTGGCGAAGATCCCGCCGACGATCATCGCCAGGTTGTCGAAGCCGCCGACCAGCTGGGCGGTGCGGTTGACTGCAGTGCCGACGGTGGAAACGACCGTGCCGATGCCACTGGCCAGCTCGCCGATAATGGGCACCGCCTGACGCAGCCGATCGGCAAACAACGTAGACCACTGGCGCACCTGGTCCCGGTTTTCCGCAAGCCAGCCGGTGAACTGGCCCATCATGTCGGCGACTACCGGCATCAGCTCGGAGCCGACGATATTCTTGAGTCCCGCCAGGCTCAGGCGTGTATCCAGCAAGGTGTCCTGAAAAACTTCGGCGTCGCGGGCTGCCTTCTCGCTGAGGATGTAGCCGGTGCGGGCAGCGTCGTCCGCGTACTGCCGCAGGGCTGCAGAGCCACCGCGCAGCACATTGAGCATGCCCTCTCCCTCGTTGCCGAACAGGGCGGAGGCATAGGCCAGCTTGTCGGTGTGGTTCTCCACGTCCTCCAAGCGATCCGCCACCAAGGCCAGGGCCTCGTCGGGGCTCATTGAGGCGAGCTGTTCCGCTGACAGCCCCAGCTCGTCATAGGCCCTCTTCGCGGCACCGGTACCTTGGGCAGCACGCCCCAAGCGACGGGTGAAGCGGTTCACGGCACTGTCGAGGGAACCTACCGCCATGCCGCCCCGCTCACCGGCGTAGCGCAGCTCCTGGAGCTCACGCACGCCGATGCCGATCTTGTCTGCCTGCTTGGCGACGTTGTCGCCGAGCTGAGAGGTGCTGTTGGCTACCGCGAAGATGCTGCCTGCCGCGGCGGTGCCGAGCATGGCGGTGCGACGCGCCAGGCGCCCCACCTCGGTGGTCATGGTGCGGAACTTGCCGCCAACGTCGGCAGCCGCCAGACGATTCAGCGCTTCCTGGCGGCGACGTAAGCGGTCGATCTCGTCGGATAGCTGGGCATAGCGACGGCGCAGCGGGTCGATGTTCATGCCCGCGCGGCCCATGCTCTCCATCTCGCGCGACAGCCGGCGCTGCTGGCTCTCGGCGTTGCGGATGGCGCCGCCGACCTCAGCCAGCTGCCCTTTGGTGTCGGTGAGACCCTTGGTGAGCGAGCGGGCGACTGTGCCGCCGATGGTGATCTGGGCATTGAGCCTACGGTTCGACATGCGCCCTCTCTACCCTTCTCGCTTGGGCAGGCCCTCGACCCACCATAGGAACCGGCTTACCCGCATGGTGCTGATCTCAGCCAGCGACCAGCCGGTATGGGATGACAGCGCCAGCACCAGCCGGCGCGCGTCAGTGCCGGTCAGTCCAAAAAACCGGCGTAGGCCTCCTGGAGGCGCTTGTAGCTCTTGAGGTTCAGCTTGCGGATGTCGGACGGCGCCACTTCGCAGAGGTTGGCGAACATGGTGACTTCGCGCACCGCATCCGAGCCTTTCATCTCGTCGTGAACGATCTGGTCCTCGACAGTGGGCTCGCGCATGCGCAGCGTGCCCTGCTCAACGCCGTTCTCGAGCGTGATGGGGCGCGCCAGCGTGATGTCGCAATAGCCCTGGTCGTCGTGGCGGAGGTAATCGGGAGTCTTGTTGCTCATGGGGAATTCCGGTCAGATGGAAAAAGGGCCGGCACGGTGCCGGCCAAGGACTGCCGCTGTGATCAGATACCCAGCGCTTGGCGAATGTCGGCCATCAGGTCGATGCCATCCACCACGCGCACCATCTTCTCGACGTCGATCTCGTGCACCCGCGCCCCGTCATGATCTTCGCGGTAGTAATCGAGACGCATGGTCACGGTCATGGTCGCCGGCGTGCCGGGCTGCCAGGTGCCGCGGTCGATGCTGGTGATCTTGCCGCGCATGGTGTGGGTGGTGGGTCGAACGGTACCGTCGTATGACTGCATCGCACCCCGGCCGACGAACGGCACGCTATTACCTTCGGAAACCCCGAACTGGCGCAGCACTTCCCGGTCGTAGGAGCGCAGCACGAAGCTGGTCTCCAGCGCTTCCATGCCCATGTCCAGGGTGATCGGGGCATCCATACCGCCGGCGCGGTGTTCCTCGGTGAGCAGCGTCAGCACCGGGGGCGTGTACTCCATGACCTGCCCGGCATAGCCGCGGCCATCGACCGAGACGGTCATGTTCTTGATGATGTTGCGAGCGGCCATTACGCGAACACCTCCTCGATGTAGTCATTGACCAGCATGCTCCGGAAGGTGATGTGTTCAGCCGGATAGGGCGGGGTGAACTCGAAGTTGAAGTACACCTTGCCCAGCTGGATGTTGGCGGGCGTGTTCAGATCGGGATCTGGCCAGCAGCGCCCGCCCAGCAAGGCGCCCTCGGCCACCAAGCCGGCGATGTAGGCGTTGACGCCCTCGGTCACGTCCTCGACGTAGGTCTTGGTGATGTTGCGATCCACCGCCCACAGGTGCGCGCGCTGGATGCTGTCGTTGATCATGTCGGCCGTGCGGCGCACCGAGAGGAAGTGCCACTTGCTGTCGTCGGTCAGCGAGCGGTTGCCCCACAGGCGGTAGCCGTCCTGTCGGATGATGGTGGCGATGCCGCCCTCGTTGAGCAGATTGGCGCGACTGTTCGCGTCGCCCAGCTTGAAGTCCACCGGCCGTGAGGTGCCAACGATGCCGTTGACCGGCTTGTTGGAGGGCGACCACCAGAAGCCGAGGTCGTTATCGATCTTGGCGATGATGCCGGCCACGCGGGCGCTGGGCGGCTCGCTGGCATAGCTGCCGTCGCTCTGCATCACTTGCACCCAGGGATCCACCAGGTAGACGCGGGCGCTGCCCCAGTCGTTGGCGTACTGCTGGGCTTCGTCATCAGTGGTGTTCGGGCCGTCAGCGACGATCACCGCGCGCAGGCGCTCGGCGATGCCGAGCAGCTCGGCCACCACGGCATTGCGCAGGCCGCTGTCTCGATGATGCGTGAAGCCAGGGGCGCAGAGGATACGCGGCGAGAAGCCGACCACACTCTCGGCGCCAGCCAGGGCATGCACACCCTCGAGGTCGCCGGTAGTGCTGTTCACGCCGCCGATAACGTTAGCCATAGTGCTGGCATCGTCGCTGCCCTCCTCGACTCGCACGACAATGATCACCGCCCCGACCTGGTCGAAGATGCCATCAATCGCTGTAGGCAGAGTGCCTGAGGTGCCCAGGCGGGCCGCCTCGGTACGGGAGCCAGCCACCAGGATCGGACGATTGAGGGGGAACGGCTCGGCTGCACCACCACTGAGCGACTGGAAACCTCGCGCTCGCGCGAGCCCTGTACCGTCGCTGCCCTCCACCGCTGCAGCGGTGACCAGCGCGCCAGCCTCGGCGGAGGCATTGACCGCAGTTACGATGTCGGCGGCCGTGCTGGAAACCGCTCCTTCGACATCAGTGGCCAGCGCGACGGAGATGTCGTTGCCTTCGACGGTGACAGCCAAGGTGGCGGATGCCGAGCCCGGGTCGACGTAGCGCACCCGCACGTTGTTGCCGGCCGTGCCAGCTTCGATGGCGGTGTAGAGGATGCCGGTATTCGCCGGGGCATTGCCCAGCGTGAGCGTGGCCGCCGTGGCGCCTTCGGCATCGGGGGCGGTGCCGACGATGCCGATCACGCCCGAGCGCACGGTCTGGATGGGCCGGGGGCCGGTATCGATTTCGAGAACCTCGACCCCGTGCAGGAATTTCGCCATTGCGGTTTGCCTCTCGCCTGATCAGGTAGTGTTCCGGACGGTAGGCACAGCATGGCGCTCGCGCGGGAGGGGCTCCGCTGGCGGTGGTTCTTATGAAACATGCGCAATTTTGATCACTTGACAGCTACAAACACAAACCTCTGTTATGATCCGCACGTCTCCTACCAACCGACCCGGAAAGCAAGTGATGCCGCGTATCTGCTCTATTGACTACCTGCGAGGAATCATGGCCTTGGCCGTGATGGTTTACCATTTCTTAAGCTGGAGTCTAGGGGTGCCTGATAGCGGTACTCTTGTAGGTCGCTTGGGTGTTTATGCCGTATCAACTTTTTATATCATTAGTGGCATCTCGCTTTATCTCGTTTATCAGAATACAAGATGGAGTTTTAGGGAGATTGGCTCCTATGTATTAAAGCGATACTTTAGAATCGCACCGGCTTTCTGGGTTGCCACGCTGCTGATGATAACGTTTTACGTGTTTAAGAACTCAAGTTTTGTTCCTGACTGGCCTAAGTACGCATCAAACTTTTCTCTTACCTTTGGCTTTTATAACCCAAGGGACTACATTCCAGGCGGAGGGTGGTCAATTGGGAATGAAATGGTGTTCTATGCATTTTTTCCTCTGCTTATTGTTGCGACAAGAAATGCTTGGTTGTTTCTAACTGCATTGGCACTCACTTTCCTGATTTATATTTGGTTCGCCTTCTTTATGTTGTCGCCTCGCGAAACATTAGCTGAGCAATGGAGCCTGTATATAAACCCAATGAACCAGGCTTTTCTATTCGCTCTGGGTGTGGCTTTGGGGTGGCTGCGTGACACGATGGGCAGTCCATCAAAGGTTACTGCGTTCTCCTGTCTTATATTGTCAACATTGCTTTTTTGTTTTTATCCAGCCGAAGGCAACCAGATCGGCATCGTGACAAGCGATAAGCGCATTTTGTTTACCTTTTTTTGTGGCGCTCTGTGCTTTTCCGTGTTGCACTTGAATTTAAATAACACTTTCTTTTCACCAGTGCTGAAGTTTTTTGGTGATATTTCATATTCTCTGTACCTGCTGCATAGCGTCGCTGCCACATATGTGCTACAGCTTTTATTGCCTATTATGGGTGAATTTAGCCCATTTGAGAAAGCGGCTGTACTTTTTATTTTTGTATCGCCGATGTCTATTTGTATATCTTACTTGCTCTATCGATACATTGAAAAGCCCGCAATCAGAGCGGGCAAGAAGATTACATCGTATCGAAAAGCTGGAAACGCAATTGGAGAGACTGCTTAATCTGGCCAGGGATGTTCTGTTTGAATTTCTTCGCGCTCGGTGAGTGCGAGGCTCATCAACCTATCAGATTCTTCTATTTCCCCCAAGTTCTGCTTAATAGTCGCCTCTGCAAGTAATGGGTCTACCCTCTCGCTGTACGCATTGCGCCTAGCTCGATCAACCATAATTTTAGCCAAACTTTTATCAGGGTCATGGAATAAAGCAGGAATGCTCATTTCTAATACCTCGGCGTGCTAGCGATGTAGATGCCAATATGCTGGTTCGTTCCATCTTGAGAGTCATACCAAGCACAAAGCGTCGTGTGATCTATACCAGGTAGCTTCAGCAAACAGGGGTATCCATAGTCAGATGCGCTTACCGTAGTTGCTTCCGAACTATTTATCTTTCCTCGTGATAGTCGACGGCGCGGCTCATCCTGAAATACCCACCTAGGGCGCAACCAAAAGGCTTCTGCGTTCATCCGATTTGCGTAGAGCACATGATCACCAGCTCTGCCGAAAAATGCCCATTGAATCTCGTTGTCGGTGCCCATGCACATGGCCACAGGTGATGGCTCGGTAATACCCGCAGATAGCTCATAGTTGGCTTCAACGACCTGCCATGTCAGTCCACCGTCACTGCTCCTATAAATAAAGTGATGACCGTTGGCTGTTCCACCTGGGTTGTCAATACGCCCCCATGCGATCAAACGGCTATCATCTAGGGTGACTAGATAGGGCTCGTTATATTTCGCTGTTTGGGTCAGGTCATAAATCGTTTTCCGATTCCCCCAAGTTATTCCCCCATCGGTGCTGAACAGCATCCAAGCCTTGTTTTCTTGGTAAAACACCATCCCCAAGCCATTCTTGGTATCCAGCACTTTTCCCCAAGGGACTGGAGTCTCGCCGGACTGAAATAAGCCCTGAAGAGATTGAGCAGCGTTCCAGGTAATGCCATGATCATCACTTGTCTGGAAAAACACATCATCATGGGTCGTATTGTTATCGAGTGTACGAGAGAATGCGATAAGCCGACCGCTGCTGGGGTCTTTGCCAACGGCGGGGTTACGGGTATCGAATCCGTTCACATGATCATGTACGGTGAACTCAGCACTCCAGGTGCGCCCCAGATCGCTGGAGCGTTTCCCAACAATGCGCCCCTGGTTTTCGACATGCCCTGCGCCTCGACGGTAGAGGCAAAGAATATCACCGTTGTCACAATAGACTAGCTGTGGCTCGGACTTATAATCGAGCCCTGTCCCGCTGCTCTCGTCAATTGCACGTTGCGGGAGAGAATATGACGAGTTTCTTCCCATCCTCTGCAGCGCTTGGGCTACGGTAACCGCTGAAGGCGCATGAGATAGCTCTGTACTTAACGCTATCTGGTCATCAGTGTGGGCAGTTTCGGATTGCTCATGCTCAATGACAGCTTGCTTGGCTGCCGAGTCAGCATAATCCCGCGTCGCGAGCACGACGCTGGGGTCGACTTTGAGCGTCACTGCAGCGGTGTCGCTGACCTCGAGTACGAAGCGCACGGTCTGAGTGCGAGAGCTGCCCTCGCTGAGCACAGGCTTGTAGGTCTCGGGGTAATTGCCGATGCCGATCAGATCGCCGTCGACGTCATAGATCCCGATCTCTCGGATGGTCCAGCCGCCGACGTCGGGCGGGAGCACCTGCTCGACCACGATCCAGGAGGGGTTGTCGGGGTCGGTGTGGCTGGTATTGATCGCAGCACGGCGCACTTCGTTGACCAACGCCGTGGCGCTGCTGTCGGGCGTGGGCAAGCTGCCGCCGCCGTCGCCGACGGCCAGCTCGGTTATCTGGATGGTCTGCCCCAGGGCGACGGCATTGGCCAGCTTGTTCTGGCCGATGTCGGTGAGCAGGGTGTAGAACGTGGCCATCTGGTGCTCCTATCGGTTCAGCTTCAGGGCTGCGGGTAGACAGTGGTGGTGTCTGTGCTGTCAGTCCCAGCGCCCAGGTAGAACAGGCCAGTCACTTCTGTCTCGGCAGCGACGAAGGGCAGCACGGCGGTGACGTCGCCGTCGTAGACGGTGGCGGCCAGGTAAACGATGCCCTTGCTCTCGCCGGCGAGATCCAGCCCGGTGATGTGGCGCGTGAGGGGCTTGGCGTCGTCGATGAGACGCTCGAGCTCGGTGTACATCTCGTCGGTGATACCGGTGTCGAGGACGCCGATCTTGAGCGCGAAGGTGCCGGGTGTGCCCATCGGGTTGGTTTCCCACCATTCGGTTACTTCGAGCAGATAGCCGAGGGGCTCGACGACGCGGCGCAGCGCGCTGATCGTGCCTTTCTTCCTATGCACGTAGAAGCTGGTGGCGATCACGTCGCGCTTGGCGGCGGTGCTCCATGCCGGGTCCCAGCGGTCGACGCTAAACGCCCAGGCGAGATAGGGCAGCAACTTCGAGGGGCAGGTGTATGGGTTCCATAGCTGACGCAGCATGACCGGCACACGCTGGATCTCGGCGAGGGCCTCGGCGGCGGCTCGCTCGAGCGGTGTGGCATTAGGCGGCAGCAGGCTGTGGCTACTCATCGCTGCCCCCGATCAAGACCGCGGTACCGGTGCAATGGGCGGCCTGGGTCTCGTCGAGTACGACGTCGGCGGCGGGGGCGGTGAGCTCGACGCGCTGGACGCCTTCGACATGCAGGGCGGCGAACAGCGCCGAACGGCGAATGTCTCGCCCGATGCGGCGTTGGGCGCTGATGTAGCGCTGTAGCGAGGCCTCGGCGGCTTCGAGAATGGGCTCCTGCTCGGGGCCGGGGTAGACGTAGAGCGTGGCGTCGACGCTGTAGTTGGAAATGGTGGCCGACTGCACGGTGAGCCGGTCGCCGAGCGGGCGGATGTCCTCGGCGCTGAGCGCGGCGTCGACGATGTCGATCAGCTCCTGGCTGGCCGTGCCGTCGCCTTCGGTGCTGAGCAGCGTCACCAGCGCTTCGGTGGGCGCGGGGCTGATGGCAGTGGCATCGGCCACACGGCCGTCAGCGCTGCGGGCATGAAACACATAGGCACCGCGCGGGCCGGCGACGCTGAGGCCTTCCCAGGCTTGCTGCGCACGTAGGCGCAAGTCGTCGTTGCTCTCGTAGGTGGGCGGTACCGGAGGCGTTGCGTCGGGATCGCCCGGGTCGATCATGAGACGCTCAACTTCGAAGTTGGCCACCAGGTTGTCGAGATCCTCATCGCGGCTGTAGGCGAGCATGACGGCCTTGGCGGCTTCGTTGACACGCTGCCGCCAGACGAGCTCACGATAGGCCGACTCCTCGAGCAGCTTGGTCAGCGGCTCGCTCTCCAGCTGTAGGGTCGCCTCGACCTCATCGCGGCGGCTGGCCGGCACCAGGTCGAGTAGCTTGGTCTTTCGCTCGGCGAGGATGGTTTCGTAGTCCAGGGACTCGACGACATTAGGAGCGGGGAGTTGTGCCAGGTTGATGGTACCTGTCATCCGTTCACCTCAATGCCGTCAAGATTGATGGTCTGTCCGGTGGGCACGTATTCCCCTTCGAGATTCAGGGTGACCGAGCCAGGAGCGGCACTGGCGACACGAACCCGGGTCAGCTTGAAGCGCGGCTCCCAGCGCGCGACCGCCTCGGCAGTGGCGGCGTAGAGCTCGACCATGGTGGCGTTGTTCACCGGCGCATCTACCAGCTCATACAATCGCGAGCCATAGTCGCGACGCATCACCCTGGTGCCGATCGGCGTGGTCAGGATGTCGTGCAGCGACTGCCGCAGGTGGTCGATGCCGGAGAGGGGGCGCCCGGTCTGCGCATTCATGCCGTTCATGGCTGTGAGGATGCGCCAGCAGGGTCAGCCCCTCCGCTGGCGGTAGTTCTATTGCGGCTAGACTGGCGTGTCGGTATTGGAGGAGCCGGAAGCTACCCCGCCGTGGCGATGGCTATCGCCTACGTCGGTGCCGTTGTGGGTCAGGCTGGAGCCGTTGATCTTGACTCCGCTCGCATCCAGCTCGAGGGTGCTGCCGTTGCTGGAGAGCAGGATTCGGTCGCGGTCCATGGTGATGCGGCTGCCGCCGGTCTCGCTGAGGTACTCGTGCGCGGCGCTGTCGTACTGGAAGCGGGCGCCGTCTTCGAACTCGACCAGGTCGAGGTCGGGATTGTCCGAAGGTGCCGACAGCGCCGAGCTGTAGAGCATGCCGGCAATCACAGCCTGGGCAGGGTCGCCGGAGGGGCTGACAAGCACTACCTGCTGACCTTCGCGCAGCGGGCGCCAGCGCCGGAAGTTGCGACCCATCTCGACCGGCCACGCCAGCCAGGCGGTGCGGATCTCCCCCACCTGAACACGGAGCTTGCGGGAGGTGTGATCGACGGCGAGGATGGTGCCGACCATGACCATGCCGTTGAGGCGCCGCTCCAGCTCGCCCAGCCGATAGGCCTGGTTCACGCGCTACCCTCCTCATACTGGCTGCCATCCTGGCGGGTGTAGAACTCCTCATTCTCGGGGCCGATCAACGGTGACACACCGACCCATACCTCGGTGGGCGTCTCGCCATCGTCGATCCACTCATTGGCGCCAATGTGCACGATCTGGGCCCATTCGATGCGCCACACGTGGTACTGGTCCAGTTCCGGCGAGAAAACGTCGGGCTCGCACACCAGCACGCGGGCAGGCTCGACCGGCAGCTCCCACTGGTTGTGCTGAATAAAATGCGCCAGCGCGGCGGTGTTGCGACGAATGACCCGCCCTTGATTGTCACCGCGAAAGCCGACCACGTAGCGCAGCTCGAACTGCAGCTCGAGCGCCAGCTGGCCGGTACCGGGGTCATCATCGGGCGCGGCTGGCATCGAGGTGAGCTCGATAAGCGCCGCCGGGGCCAGGATCCGCTGCCGGTCATCGGGATAGTCAGCCACGGTGGCCAGTTCGGGAAACGCGGCCGCTATCTGATCGAGGATGGCCTGGTGAAGCTCGTCAAGGCTAATCTGGGTGTCTGCGTTCATCGCGACCTCATGTAGTCGACTCGGCGCTCCAGGTCGCGGCTGAAGTGCTGCCAAAAGATGTCGTTGAGCTTCACAAACACCTCGTCCTCGACGAAGACATCCGCCTTGTCTTTGATGGGTAGCTGCGCCTCGCGAATCGGGTAGCGCGACCCCCGTACCCGCTGCAGGATGGTGCGCTTGCGGGCGTACCGGCTGGCACCGATCCAGGCGCGGTCAAAGCTATGGCTCCCAGCCGGGCCGGAATAGGCGGCGCCACCGCTGCGTGGCGTGGCGCGCCCCCGGAACTCACTGACCGGCAAGTCGTTGAGGCCGTACCACAGCCGAACGCTTCCCATACCGCCCTGGCCGCGAATGCGCAGGCTCTTGAGGCGACGCCTCACGGCGGCTACACGCGCCAGTCCGAGATGCGACTGCAGGCCTTTGCTGGAGAGCTTACGCAGCGTGGCGGCGGTTCGGGTCAGGGCGCGATTGTAGGCGGCACGCACTTCTTTGGGCATGGCGCCCAGTTCGTCGGCGATGCGCTGCAGGTCGCCCGCCTCGATCTCGAAATCAAGCATGGGGCCTCGGTGCCAGGTCGAGCATGGCCATGCCGGTACCGTCGCCTTGGGGGGCAGTCATCACGTCATAGGTGATGCCATCGACAGCGCAGGTGTCGCCGCGATTCACGCCAGGCACGTCGGACTGCTTGCACCACAGCCGGGGACTCTCGGTGTCCATGCGGTACTCGCCAAGCTGGGCGTCGAGATATTGGTCTTCGTAGATGCCGGACAGGGAAAGCACCGTGCCGTCCGCCCGGGTCACGGTCACGGCTGTCGCGAACTCCTCTTCATCGAGGAAATAGTCGAGGTTCTCCCAGTCCGGCGCCGGCATTACTCGTCGCCCTCAGCCTCGGCGGCTTCGATGGCGGCAATCAGCTCGGCCTTCTTCATCTTGTCCGCGCCTTCGATCTCGTACTCCTTGGCGGTGGCCTTGAGTTCCTCAACAGTCAGCTCCTCGAGGGCGGGCGCTTCGGCCTCTTCAGCTGATGCGCCAGCCGCGTCAGGGCCAGCGGCCACGATCTTGGCCTTGCCACGACGCACCAGGCTCAGAGCGTCAGCCTCAGGCACGCCACGTACAGTCTTCTTTGGCGTGATCATTTTGCCCTTCACCATGAAGGCGCTGGTGCACTCAAGATCAAGCGTCTTGGTCTTCTTGCTCATGGGGCTATCCTCATGCATTGACGGCTCCGCGGTGTGCGGGGCCGTCAGCCAGTGGCTACCGATCAGGGCGCGACGTAGCGGCCCAGGCAGAACGATTCGACCCGGCGAGTCACCATGTCGACGTCCTGGAACACCACCAGACGAGTGCCGCCGGACTTCGACAGGCTGTAGGGATCGACGGTCAAGTCGAGGCCGCCCCACATGCCGATGATCAGGTCGGCGAAGTTCCCGAAGAAAACGTCCCCGCTCTGGATCTGGTTGGTCACCTCTGTGCGGTAACCGTTGACCGTGTTGCCCGGTTCCCAGATCGGGCTGCCGTTGGTGCCGTCGAACTTCTCGGTGGTCTTGTAGTGGCCACGCATGCCGCTGGCCATGACATAGCCCATCGAGTTCACGTCAGCGTTATCGGCAGCGATCTCGCTCTCCATCTGCACCGTTTCGGCGTAGGTGGGCTTGCCCGTGGTGGCAAAGTTCACCGCATTGATGCCGGAGACGTTGGCGATGCCGGTAGGCTCGTCGCCGCCTGAGCCGTAGAAGCCCGCCAGGTCGATGGCCAGGGCAACTGCCGCCGCCAAGTCGTTTCGCACGATGCGCTCGGCGTCCGGCGTGGACTGGAGCATCAGGCGGCGAGTGATGTCGGTGAAGGCCGCGACGGTCTTCGGTGACATGGTCAGCTGCCCAATGGTCGGTGTGCCCTCGGTGGCGTCGACGCCCTCGCCGACCCAGTAGGCAGTGGCGCCGCCGGTCTGCTTCGGGATCTCCACGTTGCCGACCAGGCCACTCATGGTGGTGGCCAGGCGCATCAGCGCGGTGCGGTTGCGCAGCATCTCGATGAAGCTGCCGGCCATGTACTGGGTATCGACCAGGTTCTGGCCGGTCTGGGCGCCAGTGGGCGTGTCAGCAGCGCCACCGGCGTTGAACGCACGGGAGAGCACGTCATCGGGAATCAGAATACCGCGCGCCTGCTTGCCGTATTGCCGCTCGGCCTCCTGGGAAAGCTCCAGCTCGAACGCCGCGGCTTCCTGGGCGCGCTTGTCATTCGGATTGGCCAGCGCGCGCACCACATTCATCATGGAGTAGCGCTTCAGGTCCTTGTCGGTCATGCCGATGCTGGATGAGCGGGTCTCACCGCCACCGTTATCGGTGACCGGCTTGGAGCGCTGGCCGTGCATCTCCTCGAGCAGGGCGCGCTGGAAGTCCTCGGGCGTCTTGCCCTCACTGACGAAGCGGGTAGCCAGCTCGATGTTCTCGTACTGGCGGCCCATGTCCATGATGCCCTTCACGCGGGCTTGCTCTGCCTGCTTGCCGGCGTCACGGGCCTGAGCCTGGGCGTCGCCTGCGCGCTCGATCATTTCGAGCACTTCGACGATGTTGCCGTCGGCGTCGACCTTGGCGCGAACCAGGTTGCCCTTCTTGTCGCGCAGGATCTTCTCGTTCATGTCGCTTTCCTTCCGGTGTGTTCGGGATGCGCCAGCAGCGCCGCTAGGGTCATTGCTGGCAGTATCGGGGCCACCTTTACCCGCCTCCGCTGGCGGTGGTTCCGCTGAGCGCCCCACGCCCACCGAAACATCCGCCGGCACGGAGACGATGCTGATCTCGTGCGGCTCCCAATCGGTGACGCGCACCATGTCGGCCTGCCCCGCGCGCTCCTCGACCTCCACCTTGTGGATCGAGTAGCCCACCGAGACAAGCCGACGGATGCCGTCGACCACGTCCTGCCACACCTCGGAAGCTCGTGCGCCTCGCCCGAAGCGCACCACCGCCCGGCCCCGCCGGTCGGCTCCCACGGTGACAGACTCCACCACGCCCACCTGGTCGTCCCAGTCGTGATTGACCAGAACGGCCGCGCCTCCCTCGAGGCGTTCGGTGCGCATGGCGCCTTCGCTGTGATCCAGCACCTCGATGCCGAACCACCGCTCCACCTCGGCCTCGCTGGAGAATGCCAGCTCGACCGTGCGTTTTTCTTCGTCCAGCGCGCGAACCTCGGCGACCTGAAGGTCGCGGCGCAGGCCTTCGGCCTTCAGCTTGCGCAGCTGCTCATCGGTGACACCACGGCGCTGAAAGCTCCCTTCCAGCTGGCGGGCCTTGTCTGACGGCTGAGGCGTTGCGGGCCGGTGCAGCCGGTCGCGGGTCTCGCGCTTATCCTTCATTGCTCGTCTCTCCTGCGGTTTCGCCCTGAGGCGTGCTGCTGCCGCTGTTCATGGTGGGGTCGCCCAGGGTGGCGTCGACCAAGGCCTCCGGGATGCCGGCGTCGATCATGGCCTGTCGATCGGTCGCCCACTGGCGCCATACGGTGCGAGGGTCGCCGCCTCGCTCACGGATCACTTGCGAGGGGCTCTTGATCTTGTTGGCGATGTCGCGGGCGGCGGTCTTGCTGTCCTTGTCGGGGTCGACCCAATCCCAGCGCCGCGCCTGCCAATCGTGTTCGCGGTACTTCTCGATACGCTCGGGGCGCAGGGTGGCGCCGTTGGTGCCCGGCACCGAAATACCCTTGAGCAGGGCGCGGGGCAGCCAGGCCTGAAAGACAGGCTCGAGCAGCTGCTCGATGAGCCACTCCTGCAGATCCATCCACTGGTCGCGCTCGGTCAGCACGCCCTGGCGAATGCTGGAGAAGTTCACGCCTTCGAGGTCGTTGGCGAACGAGTTGTAGGAGACACCCAGGCCGGTAGCGATGCCGCGCAGGCTCTGCTTGGAGAACGGCGCCAGCTCCCCGCTGGGGAACTGTGGATCCCAACCCTTGAAGCGCAGGCCGGCGGGCAGCTCTTGGTAGCTCCCGGGCTCGGCGTCCATATAGAGCGGCTCGTCGGTGTCTTCCTCGTCGCTGGGCCCCATGCCCTCGTCCCACTCGAAGAAGCCCCCCTTGGAAGCGGAGACGCGGGCATTGACCAGGGCCGCCTTCTCGAAACCATCCAAGTGATGTAGGCGCATCACGGCGGTCACCATCCACGGCAGGCCGCGGCGCTGGCCAACGAGGTCCTCCAGGAAGCCGTGGATCAGCTCGTCAGCCGGGATCTCGACGTAGTTGCGGCCACCGAAGCGGTAATCGCTCTCGGCCGGGTCGACGGTGCCGAACAGATAGGCCACGGGCCGGCCCCAGCGGTTGTACTTGATGCCTTGGCGGATAAACTGGCCGTCAGGCAGGCGATCTTCGTTGACCTCGACGGGGCAGCGCTGGGGATCGAGCACCTGCAGGGCCACGCCCCAGGGGTTGAGATCGCGCCCGTAGACCAGTCGAAACATGAACTCGCCATTGGTCGCGGCATCCTCGGCGGCACGCGCCAGCAGCTGGCGGAACGAACGCCGGCCGCTCACATCGCAGATTCTCCTGTCGCACCACTTCTCGAAGTCTGCCTCGATGGCGTCGTTGGCTCGCTCGTCGAGCGTGCCGTCTGCATCACGCGCCTGCGCCTGTAGCTGGATACCCTTGCGGCCCACCAGGTTCTGGCGCACCTGGCGCACGAAGCCGCGAGCGTAGTCGTTGGTCAACACCAGGTGGCGTGAGCGTGCCACCAGTGCGCGCTGGTTCTTATCGATGAAATCGTCGGCCGGTACCGGCACGGTGGGCATATCACCAGACAGACGATCGGCACGCGCCTGTCCCAGCAGCGAGCGGGCAATGGCGCGGGGAATCTGGCGCATACGGGACATACGCGGCTTCTCGGCGATGGGGTCCGCCTGCCGGCGCTGGAAGAGTTTAAGCACGGCCGAACCTCGCTAGCACTTGCCGGCCCAGGGTGTTGCGGCCACGCTGCGCAGCTCGCTGCCGGCGCACTTCCTCCCGATACCGATCTCTTAGCTTAAGCAGCTGCTCAAGCGGGGTGCGACGCCACTCGCGGTTGTTGATGCGATAGCTGTCTTGATCCTTCCTCGCCCGAAACTCGATCTCTTCTTCGACTGCTGCCAGAGTGCGCTCTGCATGGGTGCGCCCATCATGCTCGGCGGTAACGCTGGCCAGATCGAGCTCAACGGTAAGAGTGCCGTCTTCCAGCTCGTGCACTTCGGTACCGTCAGTGGCGCGAAGGCTGTACCAGTAGGCGCCGGCCTTCCAGGAGGCGCTGTCGGCCGCCGTGACAGCAAAGGCGTGAACCGTGCCGTCAGGCGTTGAGGTCAGGTCACGCTGTTCCGGGCCGCGCAGCAGCAGCGTCAGCGACCACTCGGGCGGCGGGTAGGCGGTCAGCGCGACCGTGAGCGCCAGCGTGGTGCCTGCCGTGAAGCTGTCCGGGATGTAGGGCATGCGTCACCAATGGTTGACGAAGTTCTTTCGTGGGCGTGTTGCTTTGCGCCTAGTCTTGCGTTTGCGTGGTTCCGGCTCCGCTGGCGGTGGTTCCCGCAAGGCATCTATAACGGGCTCGTGCGCGTCACGCTCCTCCACATCGTCGGGTTTCTCGTACTCGGCCAGGCGGGCGGCATGGCGTTTCAGGTTGGGGCTGGCGATCTTGAGCGCGGCATAGGCGTAGACGCGGCAGTCGAGCGCCTCGTTACGCGGGCGGGTCTGGTGCCATTCGCGCTTGGGCACGCCTTTGAGGTACTTGGTCACCAGCTTCTCGGCGGTGAGCTGGTGGAACCACTCGGCTTCGCGATCGGCGGGGATATGGCAGTAGCCGGGGCCCGGCTCTGCCACGGCGAGGCGGCGCATGATGGTGAGCTTGGCTTCGTCAACACCTACGCTGAACAGATCTACCTTTCGCTGGCCGCGCCCGGTTTTCTTGCGCGAGGGTGCCGTTACCACTGGCCTATCCCAACCGGGCACACCCTTGATAGCGAACAGGCGGCGCCCGGTCTTGCCGCGTGCGTATTCGTAGGCTCGCTGGGTGTAGCCAGCATTGCCGCCGGTATCCAGGCAGGCAGCCACAATGCCGAGCTGGGCGCCGGTCTCGTGGGTCCAGGTGGTGGCCAGATAGTCGTCGAGATCTCGCCACACCTCGTCCTGCAGCGTATCGCCCCACAGCACTGTGTAATCCACCGACCACGACTCGTTGCCGTAGCCCCAGGCCACGGTCTCCACCTCGAGGCGGTCCTGCTGCATGTCGATGCCGGCCGTCAGTACCACGCCACCGGCCGGTACCGGCGCCCTAAAAGTCTCGGCGCGCTCCATCAGCACATGAGCCTCGGCCTGCTCGCCCTGCTCCTCCCAGGTCTCGGCCAGGCTGACGTTGATGAAGCTCTGCAGGTCGCCCTTCGCCTTTTTGTCCAGGAAGCTCTGCACGATGTCGCGCAGCCGGCGGAAGCAGCTGTACAGCTCGTTGAGGTGGTAGCTGGCATGGCCACGGAAGGGCTTGGCGGATTTCCAGCCGGCCCCGACCTGCTCGGCAGTGCGGATCGCGGCAATACGCTCGCCGTCGTTCCACATGGCACCGCAGTGCTTGCAGACATAGGCGGCGGTGTCGGGGTAGTGGTTGCCGTCTTCGTCCTTGTCCCAGGTGACCTGGTGCCAATCGAGCGCCTGATGATGGTCGCAGTGCGGGCAGGCCACATAGAAGCGGCGCTGGTCGCCCATCTCGTAGGCCGCCTCTATGCGGCTCTCTCCCTTGATAGTTGGCGTAGAGATCTCCACCAGCAGCCGCTGGTCGCCGAAGGTCGCGGCACGCTGCCAGAGCAGCTCGACTTCGTCGCCTTCGTCGGTACCGCTGTAGCCGTCCACCTCATCGGCAACGATCCACGGCGCCGAGCGGCCGCGCATGGTCTTGGTGGAGCCAGCCCAGGCGAACATCAGGAAGCCGCCCGGGTAACTCTTCATGCGCTGATTGTTCACACCCTCATGGCTGCGCGGCTTGGCCAGCAGGTTCTCCAGCACCGGGTTGGCCGAGACCATGGGGTTGAATTTGGTTTCCAGCCAGGTGGTCAGGTCGCCCTGGCTGGGTTGCATCATCATCTGGCTGCGCGGCTCATGGGCAATGCCGTAGCCCTGCAGGCACAGCGCTAGCTGCGTCTTGCCCACCTGGGCGCCCCACATCAGCGATATGCGATAGCAACCGGGATGGGTGGCCATGTCCATGGGTTCGCGCTGGTACGGGGCATTGTCGAAGCGGATCGGACCGGGGATGGCATTCCCAGCGGGGATGCGCACGTTGGCCTCTGCCCAGACGCTGGGCTTGAGAGGCGCGGGCGGCACCAGGTGGCGTGCGGCTCGCTTGAGAGCCCGGGCGACGCCGGCAGTGTTGCTGAACTGCTCAAGCCCTTCAGTTGCCGTCGGCGTCATCCTCGTCCTCTTCCTCAAGCTCGATCTCGGCATCTGCCGCCGACTCAAGCGCCTGCACCAGCTCGGCGGACAGGACCTCCTTGAAGCGGCCCTCGTCGGTTTCGCCGATCAGCTGCGATACCACCCGGCTCGGGACGTTCATGACGTTCGCCCTGACGGTGGCGTTTTCTAGAGCGCGAGCTCGCTCGAACTCATCGATGGGCGCTACCTGCTTGCGAGCCACGGCCAGGTCCAGCTCGGCCTGCGCCGTCTCGGCTGCCAGCTTGCGCAACTTGAGCGCGAACTCGTCTAGCGGCGCATCGCTCTCCGCTTCGATGCGCGCCTGATCACGCAGCCATTCGGAAACGTCCCGGGTGTTGAATTGCCACGGCTTGCCCTGCCGGCCGCGCTGATCGAACGGGCATCCATTACGCACCCAGGTGGACACGGTGTTGAGGGAAACGCCGAACACCTCGGCGAGCTCTTCGCGGTTGACCGCCCTGCCTTTCCCCTTGAACGCCATCGGCTACCTCAAACAACAACAATCAACCGGATACTGAGCGGCTCGCTCACATGAATTTCCGCGACTCCTGTCACCCGCAGGCCCCACCCCCTACGGGAGTACCTTTTTTTCTGTGCGCGGCTCGCCGCCTTCCTGCTGCGCCTCAGCCGCCCACGCACGCAGCGCTGCCTTGTCGGCGCGGTCGCACTCGATGGTAGAGCGCAGGCCCTGCAGGGCGCCCTGCACAGAGCCATCGCCCAGGCTGATAGCGCAGGGCTCCAGGTAGGCGGCAGGGGGCAGCACAGCCTCACGCTCGGTGATCACTACCGGCTCACTGGCGCAGGCTGTCAGCAATGCCGGCAGGCAGCTGCAAGCCCATGCACGCATCAATGTCGGCATCGGTCGCCCTCGCATGGCGTATCTCGTGGGAAAGGCTGTCGGCACGCTGGCGCGCCTCAGCAGCGTGGGCACGCTCGGCGTCCAAGGCGGCATCACGTGCGGCCAGTTGGCGGGCATGGTGTTCATGCTGGGCTGTCAGGGCATGGCCCAGCTGATCAATGGCCTGACGCTGGGTGGCGTTCTCGGCCTGCAGCGCACCGATCTCCTCGGCCTGTGCACGCAACTGATACAGCCCAAGCGCCAATAGCCCGGCTGCCGCAAGAGCCGCCCATATGCGCCATGAGAGCAGCTTCATGCCTCGGCCCTCGCTCTGGCGCCAACGACCTCCAGCATGGAATCAGCGGCATAGCCCACGCCGAACGCAGCCACCAGGCTGGGCGCGCCATGCTCGGCAAGCAGTAGATACCCGGCCACACTGCCCAGCAGGGCCAGTGCCGACTTGTACGGCCGCAGCCGCAGGAACTGAGCCAGCGAGATCTCATTTCCCTGCTGGCGCACCTCGATCAGCTTCTTGAGCAGGTGAGCGCCATGCCCCAACAGCAGCATCGCAAGCGGTATCAGGTGGGCCATCAGCCACCCCACCGTGCCGGGCCGCCCGAACGGGTGTCCACATGCGTAAACGTGGCGTAGCGCCCAAGGCTCGCCCCGGGGAAGTTCTCGGCCAGCCAGGCGTGCACTTCGTGCGGGTGAACACCCTGCACACGAAAGTCGGCCGCACGGCCCAGCACATGCTGGCTGCCAGCCGCTCCGCCCACGCGGCGATTATGGTTCGCACAGCGGCAGCCGCTGGTAATCGTCACAGGCCGGCCGTAATGGGCACGCACTGCCTCAAGCACCTGCAGCGTGTCGAGATCGACGGTGTCGAAGCCGCAGCCGCACTTGCAAGCGAACTCACGGCGACGGAAGTGGGGGGAAATCTGGTCAGACATACGGCCTCCTTATTCCAGCCAACCCTTGGTGCTGGCCGTGATGACAGCAGTCAGCACCAGCGCCGCCAGCCATGCCGTGGCACCGGAAATCAAGTGGGAACGGTTGACCTTGGGCTCGACCACGGTGCGGAGATGGTCGCGCGCCTGGCGGGAGTGCTCCATTTCTCGCTCCAGGGCTGTTAGGCGGTCGCCCTGATCAGCGGTGGTGCGCTGAATATCCAACATCTGGTTGAAGAGGCCGGGGATCTGCGAAACGGTCTTTGCCATCTCGGCATGGGAGGCGCTCATCGTCTCCAGATGGCGCTCGAGTCGGGCCATAACATCGGCCTGGGTGTCGACCTTCGTTTCCACCCGGGCCAATCGCTCGTTCACTTCTGCCATGATCACCGGCCCTGCGTAGCTGGAGTGCATGCTTATCTCGATCCGCGCCTTGGCGCGGCGCTAGTCATATGCCTCACAGTGTGCGCACGCGCGGAAAGAGCCTCCGCTGGCGGTAGTTCAGAGCAGCGGCATTTGAGGGCTGGCGGCGCGACGCTCACCGCGGCTAGTCACCGGCCCCACGTCATCGACATCGATGTCGAGGATGTAGCCCAGCGTAAGCGGCGAGATCTTCACCGAGCGCGCCACCACCTCGATGCTGTCGCCACGCCGCACCATGTCGCGGGCATCCACCACGTTGGCCACCCACTTGCGCGACATGCCGAGCTGCTCGGCCACCTCTTCGATGCTCAGCCCGGTATCTCGCAGGGCAAGGATCTGCCGATTCTTGATGGCCCGCTGCAGGTAGCGGCAGGCCGAGGGAAATAGATGGGTACCGCCGAATTCCTCGCAGAGCGCCAGCGCCTCCGGATAGCCCAGCATCTCGACCAGGGCATGATTGATATGCAGGCGCTCTGGCTGAGGCACGTAGATCGAGAGCGTTTTTCCCGCCTGCTGTTGACGCAGCTGGCGCACCAGGTGCAGGGCCTTGTCTCGGCCCACCACGTCGGCTATTTGCTGAACGCTCTTTGGCAAACGCATCACTCACCCCTTCCAGTCAGTGCCCGCCTCCAGGCGATGCCGGTCGCCAGCCACCTCGGTCGGCGGCAGCCCCATATACTCACGCAGCACCTGCCGGGCCTCCTCCAGCCCACGCGCCAGCACTGCGCCATAACCCCGCTCATCGGCAAGCGCCAGCCAGTCACGCTGGCTGCGCGCCGTTGCTGCATGCCGAGGCGGGGTCGCCTTGAATTCGAGATACAAGCCGTGCAAGCCGCCGCGCGCCTCCATGACCACCAGGTCAGAGACGCCAGCCTTGACCCCCTGGGCCTTGAGGTCGGCGCCAGTCTTCTTGCTTCGCTGCCCACCGTTGGGCACGTGGTAGGTCACCGGGTAGGCCTGCCCCACCTCGGTACCGCGGCGCCACTCACCATGGAGCCAGCTGATCAGCGCTTTCTGCTCGCTACCCTCATAGTCATGCGCCACCGCGCGGCGCTTAGGAGGGTTTCGCAGCCGCTGTGCCGACTCTTTGGGCTGGTAGCCGGGCTTAATAAGGCCAGTCACAGCCCCAGCTCCTGATTGCTTGCCCACAGCGCGAAGCGCCTCTCGATCTCGTCAAAGGCCTTGGCGCCAGCCGGGCACACAGCCAGCCGACCAAGGCTCTCGATACCGCACTGCTCGCACAGCCAAGCGCGGCCCGTCGTGGCGTTGTGTGGCCAGCCCGAGCCATGAGCCGCCGTCGCATCCAGCCACTCGGCAAAGCGGGTATTGTCGAGCAGTGCCAATGCTTGCCGCTCTCGCGGAGATCTCGCCTCTGTCATGCCAGCCTTCCTGCTGCCACCAGCTGCTCTCCGGTTTCCAGCAGCCAAGCCAGCTCACGGCCAGCGCCTGGGTCACCCGCATCGCGGGCCGCCTTCGCCTGCGCCAGCAGGGTCAGGTGCATAGCGGCACAGCGGTCGAGCAAGTCTCGCTGCAGTACCGCAAGACCAGCCTCGCCGAGCGCATGAATAACCGCATCGCGCTGGGCGGCCTTGAAAAGGCTATCCGCCTCATCAAAGGGGCGCGTGAACTCTGCAAAAGGATCAGAGGGCTGACTCTTGCCGCCTCCGAGAGGGCAGCTTTCCAGCCAGCCAAAAAACTGCTCCACCTCAGCATCGCTCGGGTATTCGTTTAGATCGTTGGCTGGATAGTGCTCACCGGTGGGCCCGTTCTGGCCGATGACATCGATGCGCTCTTCCTGCCATTGATCATCACAGGCCGTCGAACTAGGGCCTGGGCCCGGGGCAACTGACAAGGATTCCTTGATAGTTGGCGCCGGCACAGAGCGCGTCACCGGCTTGGGCGCACCGCCGATCATGGGCCGGATGGTGTCGCGCACTTTGCGAGACTTGAACCCGCGCTCCATCGGGATCGGCTCGGCGCCAGGCTGCGGCAATGTTTCCTGCGCCATCAGCTGGCGGGCCGCAATATGGCCATCTGCTGTAACCTCCCAGCGGTCGCAGTGCTGCACCACCAGGCCTTGGCGCTTCAGCGAAGCAAGCGCAACCAGCGTCTTGTCCTGCTGGGCAGAGGTCTTGGCGTTGCAGGCTGCCATCACGATCAGCGTGGTTACGGGGCGGCGGGCTTCGGCATGCTCCTTGGCCAGCGCCATCAGAGTGGCATTCTCGATGTCGATGGGCTTATTGCTCATGCGGCGAGCTCCTCCAGGATCCTAGCGGCCTCAGTGCGGCCCTTGTCAGTCAGTTGCAGGGTCGAGCGCGGCGAGCGCACGCCGGCGGGCTTCACGGTACCGGCCACCTCGACATAATCGAGGTCGAGCAGCTCGGCCACGCGGCCACAGGCGCCGGAAAGGGCCATACCGGCAAGCTCGGCAATCTCATGGCGAGTCAGCGGCTGGGCGGACAGCGCCAGCACCGCCAGGGCGGCTTCTTGCTGGCGTCGACAAGCGCCACTGCGGATGTGATCGATATAGGCGGAATGCTTCACTTCCGAACCGCTGGGTATTCCGATTACTTGCATGCTCATGCCCTCCCCGCCACTGCGATCGGCGCCTCTGCCTGAGCTAGCAGCTCTTCACGGCGGCGCTCTTCCTGCTCCCTGGCCTCGACGCGCTTGCGGGCGGCCTCTTGCCCAGGGCGGTTGATCAAGTCGCGCAGCTGGGCAACCACGTGCTTGCGCTGCGCCTGTGCCTGCTTGGTCGGCGGCTCATCCGGAGGCGGCAACAGGTGCTGCACTTTCGGCGCAGGCAGACGGCCTGCAGTCACTGCCTCCTCGAGCACCATCTGGCGGCGCTGCGGGTCATGGCCCAGGGATACCTGCCACTCCGGGCGGCGGCCCTCTGCCTTGGCCTGCGCCAGCTCACGCTCGTAGGCAGCGAGGAATGCCATGCGGGCCCCTACCTTGTCGCCACCCTCCAGCACCGGGCGGGCGGTACCGAAGGCCTTGGCAATCTCCGGTGTCCACACCACGGTTTCCTGCTCGTCGGTACTGGTCAGCGCCAGCGCCCAGGCCTCGTTGGGCAGCAGGTGAGCATTCGCGCTCGGCACGCGCTCCAGGATGGCAGCCAGCGTCAGGCGGCCATGCAGCTCAGCACGACAGCGGGCCAGTGCCTGACGAATCTCGGCGAACGGGTAAACGGCCAGATCCTCGGCAATCAGCATCCCGGCGGAAGGGCGCATCTCGTGGCCCAGCACCTCGGCAGTGGCGTATACCAGCTCGAGCACCTGCTCGTGCTGTTCGGCGGTCAGTGGCATGACGAACCCTCCTGTTGGGCGCGGCGCTCCCGCAGCATGGCCTTGGCCTGCTCCAGGTTGCTCAGGTTGGATTGGGTGCTATCGAGCTGGCGCGCCTGGGCGCTGGTTACCTGGCGCCCGGTAGCGCACTGCGTAGCGATGGATTCGCAGTCGGCCAGCAGAATCGAAACCGGGTGACACTTGGCCACGTAGAACGACTGATTGATGTGCAGGTAGAACGCCGCCACCTTGGGCGCCAGCTCCTGGCCCACGCGGTCGACAAGTTGGCTCAGCTGGGCGGCAGTCTTCTGGTTCCAGATCGGCCAGGTGCCGTAGCGGGCACGGTAGGCACAGGCGTAGTTCGCCCACGCCTTGAAGGTCTTTGCGTTCGGGTCGCGGGTGCCGGGCATGTCGGCAGGCACTCGCGCCAGCAGATCCTCGGCAGACTCGCCAGCAGGTTGCTCAGGCTGGGGCTGGTCATCGGGACCGGATTGTTCGGCAGCCAGGTAGTCGCCCTCGGCCGCCGTGGGGCTTGCCCCCGGCGAAGAGGGGTTACCCTCACCTGTATTACTCCTATGAACCCCTAAACCTGAACCCCTCTCTTCCCAGGATTCCGAACACCCCTCTTCGGGATTTCGAACAGGGTTCTCACGGTTTTCCGAACACCCCTCTTCGGAATCTCGAACAGGGTTCTCACGATTTCCCGAATACCCCTGTTCGGTTTTCCGAACACCCTGTTCGGTAGCAGCGCCAGGCTGAGAAAGCGGCCGCGCCATGAAGATCCGACGCTCGACAATCTGCTTGCCTTCACGGATCTGCTCGACACGTACCCAGCCCTTCTTGGCCAGAGAACTGATCACTTCAGATACGCGATTGCGGGAGAGCTGGAAGAACTCGGCAAGCTTCGCGTTCGACTTGTAGCAGCCCCGCTCCGGGTGCTGCAGGCTGTCGATCTCCACCAGCATGACCTTTTCCTGCAGCGTCAGCTCCTGGCTTAACCAAATGTCAGCCGGAATCCATACGCCGCGGAATGCGCGTTGTTCGCTCATACCCCACCTTCCTCAATACGGGACCGCCAAAACAGCCTCGTGTGCCGCTTCGCTTGCGTCGGGCTTTCCGCTAGGCTTTCGTTTCCACACGTAGCTAGAGGTAAAGCAATGTCAGTAATCCCACTGAACCATCGTGCCAACGAAGCGGCACACGAGGCCGTCTTGGAGCTCATCAAGGCGAACCCATACCACTCAACGACCCTGCAAAATGCTGGAATGGGCAGCAAAATTGCCTCCAACCTCATCGAGCTTCACAAGGAGCTAGCGGCGTACTACCGCTCGCTGGAAGTGAAGTAACCTTCTCCAGCGCCTCAAAGGCTGCCCGAATGTTGCGGGCGGCCTTTTCTCCCTCCTCTCGGACTCCCTCGCTGCCTAGGGCGCCGAGCTCCTTCAGGTAATACGCCAGCACTTCGCCGGCCCGCTGCTGGTTCTCGTAGCTAAGTTCGGTCACTGCCCTCTCCTTTCTTTCCGATGGCGTCGATGTTGTGGGCATGGTGTTCATGCAACCCCCTTGGGCGACAGGCACTCAGATACGGCGCCCTAGCCTTCTGATAGCGCTGGGCGTCAGCTGCATGGTTTTCTGCATGCTGGCGATCGTTTCGCTGTAGTCGGTCCCGCCTGCTTCACGAAGATCGGAATCAGGCACTCTGCCTTTGCGTGACCAGTCGTATACAGTGGTGAGCGCCAAAGAGAGCTTTTCGGCTACAGCTGCTGGCCCGCCGCAATCAATCAGCACATCGCGCAGCGTGACGGGTCGTAGGGGGATTTCATCGTGCCCCAAGGAAGCTTGAGCCTGCTTGGTATTAGGCATCTGGTACCTCACGCTAGTGGTTCAGTCATACGCAACAATAGTACGTAGATCTATTAACTAGCGCAAGGAATTGCATAGATAGGAGCAATTACAATTACGGCAATTGCCGTTAAACTTCTGCAAGAGGCATATTATTAGCTCGTCTTGTTAGGAGCGCAGGATCAATGAGCAGTCAGCAGCCAGCAGAACCAAGCAGGGAGCTGGTCTGGGATAGGGTGAAAAAAGCAGCTCAGGACCACCACAACCATCACAAGGAGCGAGGCACTTCCAAGCTGATCGGAATTGACGCCGATCAGTCCCCCCAGTATGTCTCCGACTGGAAGGCAGGCCGCTCTCCAATCCCTATGGCCACCTTGGCCAAGCTGGCAAGCTTATACGGCGTAAGCGCAGGGTATTTGGCTGGCTACACTGACGACCCCACGCCGCGAACGCCCGCCGACGAAGCGACGCTGAGGGCCAAGATGGTCGAGCTTGTGGAGAGCGTTGTCACCGATCTCAACCCCAACGCCCCTCCCTCCCTAGTCGTAGAGCTATGCGACCTCGCCCTGAGCATGCTGCAAGACAAGCAGCCAGATGAAATGGTGATCGGTGCGCTGTACAAGCGCATGAAGCAGCGCGAGCACGAGTAGGCCGAAGGCCGCAGCGGCCAGGAAGAGCCCCGCGAGCCGAGCGCCAGCGCGGATTCGCACGAGGGCTGAGCTGCATTATTGCAATACTGCAACACAGCAGGCGCTGGCCTGCTATCTCTAACCACCTAGCAAAGCATGCGCGCCAGCGTCATACCGTAGCGGCAAGAACGAAACGCGCTAAATCAACAACCCTCAAGGTGAGTTATACTCATGACAGACAGGAAGAAGCCGGGCTCAGGCAAGCCCACGGATACTCGCGATAACGTGAGGAAAAGTAATAATGACAGGCTCGACTACCGAAACGGGCAGCGCAGCCCCGAAATCGCTGAAAGCCGGCCCGCTCCCACAAGGCCCCGACCTGGAAAACGCTGAGGCCGAGGCACTTGCCGATGAGGTCTTCGCCTTTCGGCACTACCTTCTGCGCAATGTTCGCTACCACACTCGGCGCGCATCGCTGTTCTCTCAGTGGCATAAAGCCACCGCGTTTGTCGGTGTGTTCCTTGGGTCGTCAGCGGCGCTTTCGTTTCTGTTAGCCGATAGCTCCACCTTGGCGAGCGGCATGGCTGCCGTCGTAGCCTTCTTCTCCGCTGTTGATCTAGTGGTGGGCACAGCCGCTAAGGAAGCACAGCATATGGAGCTACGTCGACGCTGGGTGGCTTTGCAGCGGCGCCTGGAGTCCGAAGGTCTGAGCCCAGAGGTGTATCTGGAGCGCCGCACCATCGAGCTGGACGAGCCCGCCGAACTCTCTATTGTCGAAATGCAAGCACGCAATGATGCCACACTGGCCATGCTAGGAAACGAGGGGCGTGATCAACTCCTCGTCATTCCCTGGCACCAGCGCATACTAGGCCAGTTCATCAATCTTGATACCAGCCACATCCGTGAGCAGGGCGAAAACGACCCCGCAATCGCTTAACCTGCCTGGCACCCCTTATAAACCCGCCCATCGAGGCGGGTTTTTCTTGCCTGCCAACTTAACGTCACTCGCTCCCCTATCTCCTTATGCGCCCTACCACAGGTTGCCAATCATGCAAGCGCCAGTGCCGCTGCGGCTTTTTTTGCAAAACGCCCTTAAAGGGCACCGAGCGCCCCTTGCATCTTTTGCGATCCGTGGAGAATGGGTAGCGACACGACACCAACGCGGAGATACACCATGAAACGAAAAACACGAACGGTTGACGTTTATTTGACCAAAAGCAAACACAAGCAGGCTGGTACTATATTCCTGCCCCTGAGGGGTGGCCAAACCTATTCCTTCATCGTACTGTATTAATATACAGGGAACGGCCATGGGGCAAAGAAAAATGTCAGTCAACCAACAGCGCCTGGTTAAAGGCAAAGCATCCTCACGCGACCTTAAGAAGGCAGGCTATCCACCGCATCAAACTCGCCCAGCTTCACATGCCTCAGAGTCGGTACGGAGAGCCTTAGCCAGCTGCGCAGACGCCGCATCCTACTTAGGCGCCCTCTCCTCCCGCTAAACGAACAAATTCAAAAAACCGGCCTCGTGCCGGTTTTTTTATGCGCGCCTTTTACGTTCAGCCCTTGACAATATACGTGAATATACGTAATTTCATACAGGACACGTAACGGAGCCCGAGCCATGAGCCTGACAAAACGCCAACAACAAGTAGTCGCCTTGCTCGCCCAGGGAAACACCGCCGAGCAATGCGCCAACGCAATGCATCGCTCCGTGGGAACGGTAAAGCGCCACGTCGCCCTGGCCTGCGAGCGAGTCGACGCCCGTAACGTCGCTCACTTGGTTGCCAAGTCGCTCTCCAATGGCTGGATCCCCCCGCTGCCCGTGCTGGTCGCCGGTCTCGTGCTGGCGCTGGCTGCCGGCGGCGGTGACGAACAGCTCCGCAATACCGCACGCATCCGCATTCAGCGCAACACCCAACAACTCCGCAGGGAGGTTTGAGCCGTGGCTAACACCATCACAACCATCGAGGAAGCGCTGGAAAGCGCCGGAAAGCAGCTTTCCGATGCCCAAACCTCTCAGTTGGCGCGCGCCACTCTGGCCAAGGGCGCCTCTCTCGAAATCATCACGGTGATTCGCCCCGCTAAACAGGGTGCGGTGGTTTCACAGGAAGCCCGCGATTGCGTCATCACCAAGTTCCCGACCTACATCCGGCTGAAGTGAGGCGCCAGCATGACAACCGATATTGAACAGTTGCAGGCAAGAACCAGGTATCTCGAAGCTCGCCTTGTGAAGGCGGGTGAAGAGCGCCGCCTCGCCCAGGTGAAGTGCCGGGAGCTGGAAGCGAGGTGCCAGAACCTAGAGCGCGAGCTCGCCAGGCTCCGCAACCAAGCCGATACCGCTGATGTACTCGACCGCATGGGCAGTAGCGCCGAGGCCCTGGCGCGCGAGATCGAAGGCCAGCAGAACAACGGTGGCCAGTCATGAGCGCCTACTTCGCCCCACGCCGTTACCCGGTGGGCGCCCTGATCAGCTGCTGGCGCTACTACGCCCAGCATCAGGGAATCACTCACCCCGACACTCAGATCGATGCCGTGCCGGCGGAAACGCAGCCCGGCTGGTGGCCCGCTTTCGTCACGGCAGAAGGAGTTCAGGTGGTGATCACCATGTCAGCGCCTGCCCCAAGCGCCCAGGGCGCGCGTAATCGCCTGCGCGACCTGCTGTGGCAAGCCCACCTGAGTGGCGCTATCTGCCTAAGCACTACCACAACCACCATCGGACTGGAGGTCGCATGACACCACGCACCGCCATCAATCGCGCCCTGGCCATCCTCGCCGTGGCCGCCCTTATCGCCGCCCTGAGCTGGGTTACACGCCACGACACCAAGGTCGCCAGCGCCAGCCTGGAACAGTACTGCCAAGACGCTGCTATTTGGGCGGCGGAAGAAGCCCGTGGCGTACCGGCTAGCCAACGCACCGGCCAGCCCGACTACCGCGGCATCGCCGCCGAGCAGTGCCCCGGCATGCGGCCTGCGGGCGCAGAGTTCCGTATCGCTAGCCCGAGCGCCTTCCCTGCCACCCAAGCCCAGCGGCAGCTGGCGCAGCAGTAGGAGATAGCCATGCCTTACATCACCGTTGATGTCGACGTCGAACTTGACGAATTCGATACGGATGATTTGCGGGAAGAGCTCAGACGGCGAGGCGCTAGCGCAGACACCCTGCCCGAGGGCTTTGACCCCATAGAGGGCAAAGGCACCGTCGAGCTAGCTGAAGCCTGCTTCGAAGCCAGGCGCCGCGGTGACGACGACAGAGCGCTCGAACTGATCGATCGGCTCATCTACGCGGCCCTGGGCCGAATCATCTGAGGACAACACCATGTGGTTCAAGAACCTTCACCTGTATCGCTTGCATGACCAACCCCAGCTCGACGCCGGCACCCTGGAAGAGTCCTTGGCTGGGCAAGCCGCCTGCCTGATCGGCAGGCAGGAAGCGCGGCGCATCGGCTGGACCCAGCCTGCCGGCCGTGCCGGTACCGCGCTCCTGCATGAGCTGCAGGGGCAACGCCTCATCGCCGCTGAGCGCCAGGAACGCATCCTGCCCGCCGCGGTGGTGCGTGAAGAAGTCGCCGAGCGCGCCGCCGAGATTGAACGCCAGACAGGCTTACCGGTGCATCGGCGCGTCAAGCAGGAGCTCAAGGAACAGGCCTACGAGGAGCTGCTGCCCAAGTCGCACATCAAGCGCCAGCGCATCGACCTGTGGTGGGACACCACCCGAAGCCTGATCGCCGTGAATACGTCCAGCCGCAAGCGTGCCGAGGAGGCCCTCGACCTGCTGCGCGAAACCCTAGGCAGCCTCAAGGTCACGCCGCTGGCCACCCAGACCCTGCCCATGCGCGCCATGACACAGTGGCTAGTCGACGAGGCCAGCCGCCCCGCCTCGCTGCTGTTGGGCGACAAGGTGGAGCTCAAGGCCAAGGGCGACGACGGCGTGGTGCGTGGCCGCCAGGTCGACCTCGACAGCGACGACATGCAGCAGCTGCTCGCCACCGGTCGCCAGGCCAGCCAGCTCGCCCTGCAGATCGAAGGTCAGATGGGTTTTGTGCTCCACGACGATCTAGCCATCAAGGGCATCCGATTCGATGACGCCCTACTCGACGAGGCCAGCGAAACCGAAGACGACGGCGACGCCATCGTGCGCTTCGAGGCCGACTTCCTGCTCATGACCCGTGCCCTGGGCGCCAGCATCGACCAGCTGATCGTCTGGATGGGTGGCGAGGCAGCGTTAGGTGTCAACGGCAACTGAAGGCGAGAAGAAAAATGGCACGCACCAAGAATGTACGGATAGTCAAAGACCCGCACCGCGGCGACGAAGTCCCGCTGGCCGTCCTGGCAGACCGCTACGACCTGAGATCCAACACCGTGACTTGCCGGTACCGCGCCGGCAAGCGTGGCCTGGATCTGATCAAGCCGGTCGACGAACGGCGCCAGCCCGAACACCTGCGCGAAGGCAGGTCTGCACCGACGTACAGCCGCAGCGACATCATTGCCGAAGCGCTGGGCCGCCCGGGCATGCGGCACCTCACTGCGGCGCGCCTGGCGGATCTGGGCAAGGTTGGCATGGAGGCAGCGGCGTGAGCAGCCTCAACCTCTTTGGCCACGAGATGGTGGTCGATAACTTCGCCGGCGGCGGCGGCGCCAGCGAGGGCATCGAGCAGGCCCTGGGCCGCCCGGTAGATCTCGCCATCAACCACGATGTGACTGCCATAGCCGTCCACACCGCAAACCATCCGGGCAGCGAGCACGCCGTGGCTGACGTGTGGGACATCGATCCCGAGCAGGCTGTACACGGCATGCCGGTCGGGCTGGCGTGGTTCTCGCCTGATTGTCGCCATCACAGCAAGGCCAAGGGCGGGCGGCCAGTTAGCAAGAGTGTGCGCGTGCTGGCTTGGGTAATGTCCCGCTGGGCCGCAAAAGCAAAGTTCCGCGCCGGGGTACTGGAAAACGTTGAAGAGTTTCTGGATTGGGGGCCGCTGGTCAAGGGCGCCGACGGCAAATGCCGGCCGGACCCGGCGCGCAAGGGCCAGACCTTCCGGGGCTTCGTCCGAGCGCTCAACCGGCACGGCTACCAGGTAGACTGGCGAATCCTGCGCGCCTGCGATTACGGCGCCCCGACCATCCGCAAGCGCCTCTTCCTGATCGCTCGCCGCGATGGTCTGCCGATCGTCTGGCCCAAGCCTACCCACGGCGACCCGGAATCGCTGGCAGTCAAGCGCGGTCTGCTCAAGCCCTGGCGTCAGGCCGCCGAGTGCATTGACTGGAGCGTCCCTTGTCCCTCGATCTTCGATCGCAAGAAGCCGCTTGCCGCTGCCACCCTGGACCGGATCGCCAGCGGCGTGATGCGCTTCGTGGTCCAGGCAGACGATCCCTTCATTGCGCCGGTACAACCGAGCACCCAAGACCAGTCGAGCAAAGTAGCCGCGTTCGTGGCCAAGCACTACACCGGCGTGATCGGGGATGATCTGCGCAAACCGCTGCCCACCATCACCGCCACGGATCACAACGGTCTCGTCACCGTATCGCTGACGCCGGCTGCCCAAGTCAGCGGCAAAAAGCCGGCCCTGGTCGCCGCTTTCCTCGCGCCCTACTACAGCACCGGTTCGGGCGAGACAGGGCGAGACCTACACAAGCCACTGCCCACGGTTACCACCACCGATCGCTTCCAGCTGGTCACCGTCACGATCGACGGCGAGAGCTACGCCATCACCGACATCGGTACTCGTATGTTTCAGCCGCACGAACTGGCCAAGGCCCAGGGCTTCCCTGATCGCTACCAGTTTGCCGAGATCGACGGCAAGCCGCTGGCCAAGCGCCACCAGGTGCGCCTGATCGGCAACAGCGTCTGCCCGCCGCTGGCCCGCGCCATCGTCGAGGCCAACTTCACCCACGAACGCCGGTTCATGGCGACAGCGGAGAGAGCCGCGGCATGACCAAGCCCACCCACACCCACGCCACCCACGGGGGGCGCTTCGCTATGCTCGCCCACTACAACGGCGATGTCTCGCTCGAAGCACAGATGATCGTCGTCTATCGCGACCTGGATCGAAAGGTCGACACGGCTACCACGGCGAAGGACTGGGAAACCAACTGGCGCCCGATCGCCACAGATGATTGCCCGATCTGCCTGGGCGCTGGCACCGACCAGTTCAAAGGCAATGCCGAGAATCCGTGTGGTGGTTGCTACGGAATGGGCAAGGTGCGCGGCGATGGCGAAACGCCGGTAGATCTCTGGGAGCTGGCAGACGTCGCGCTGGGGATCATCACTGGCCTCAGGTCAGAGCTGAGCCAGGCGACGCGCCAGCTCAAGGCGGTCCACGCAGTGCCTGGCGTGAATGAGGCTCTGGAGGCCCACCTGCAGCAAGCGATCGGCGAGCAAGAGCAGAAATGGCGAGACGGCCGCGGCCATGGGCCGGGCGGACGCCGGTATACGGGAGACTGATCGATGGCGACAGGCAAACTCATGGATCCGGACCAGTGGCGCAAGGCGCGTTTCGCAGGCACGCCACCGGCAATGTCGACTATCCGAAAGTGGTGTCGTGAAGGCGTACTTCCGGCCAAGAAGATTGGCGGCGCCTGGTTCATCGATCTGGATGCTGAGCGCAATATGACCGGCAATGAGCTCGCTGACGAGGTGCTCCAGGGGATGGGAGAACACTGATGGCGCCCAGGCCACGGAAGCGGAAGCACAAGGGCTTGGAGCCCAACCTGTACGAATCAGGTGGCTCCTACGTCTACCGTAACCCGATCACCGGCAAGCGCCACGGCATGGGCAGTGATAAGGCCAAGGCTCAAGCAGCCGCGCGGATCCTCAACGCCCGCTTGGTGAAAGGCGCCGACTTGGTGGCGCGGGTCGAAGGAACCGACGGCATCACCCTGGGCCACGCCATCGAGCAATTTCAGCGTGAGCGCGTCGACAGCGGCAGCAAGCTCGCCGCTGGCACCCGAGCGAACAAGCGCTATGCCCTGCAACGCATAGCCAAAGACCGCGGCGACATGCCCCTCGAACAGATCACCACCCGCTGGTGCGCTCAGTACCTGGACGAGCACTATAAGGGCGAGCCCTACCGCTACCACCGCGCCCTGCTCTCCCAGGTTTTCAACTACGCCAGGACCAAAGGCTGGATGGACGAGAACCCCATCGAGCCTACGGCCAAGAGCGATGCCGGATACAGCAAGCAGCGCCGCCGGCTGACGCCCGGGCAGTTCAAGGCCATCTACGACAAGGCCGAGCCCTGGTTTCAGATCGCGATGGAGCTCTCTTTGGTCTGCCTGTTCGGCCGGGCCGAGGTCGCCGCGGCGCGCTACGACCATATCGTCGATGGACGCCTGCGCTATATAAGAAAGAAGACACGTACACGCAGCCATACCGCTTATGTTGCCATCGAGGTAACGCCGGCTATCGAAGACCTGGTACAGCGGTCACGCCTGCTGCCACCGGTTTCGCCCTACATCGTCCATCGGGTACACAAGCGCATCACCGCCGAGACCAAGGCGCGCGACCACTGGAGCCGGGTAACCGACGACATGATCAGCAAGGAATTCGCCAGACTGCGCGACAAGGTGCCCGAGATCGCCAAGCTGGAATCGCGCCAGCGCCCTACCTTTCATGAGATCCGATCGCTCGGTTCCAAGCTGCTCGAAGACAGCGGCGCCGACCTCGGCGACATCCAGGTGCTGATGGGGCACGCAGATGAGGCAATGACCCAGCACTACCTCGACGGTCACGGCATTCGCTGGCAGGAAGCCAAAGGCCCGGGGAAAGGAATGAAAGCGCTGTTGGGCGCGCCGTAAGCGGCTGTTTTAGGGTGAGAGTTTTTCGGGAATTTTACGGGAGTTTTACGGGCACAAGAAAAAGCCGCCTAGCGTGGTGCGCTAAGCGGCTGAATCTTTGGAATAAGTTGGTGGAGCCTAGCGGGATCGAACCGCTGACCTCAACACTGCCAGTGTTGCGCTCTCCCAGCTGAGCTAAGGCCCCACAGGTCTCGCCTTGCGAGAACGAGGCGTATCTTATCCGGGACCCGGCAGGGCGTCAACCCTGCGCGAAAACGGCAGTTGGTTCAATTTCCCTCGCCTCGCGAGTGTGGCAAGCTCTGCTCTAGACGCAACCGGCTTTCGACATCAGCGGAAGCCGTATTCGGCTCCGCAGGCGCTCAGCCCGCGGGCGCTTTTCGTTATGACGAGGATGTCAGCCTTGATCAAGGTTCTCATAGTCGATGATCACCACTTGGTTCGCACCAGCCTTGCTCGCTTGCTGGAAAACGAAGAGGACATCGAGGTGGTTGGCGAGGCTGCCAGCGGCGAGGAAGCCATCACACTGAGTCGCAAGCTCGACCCCGACGTCGTGCTCATGGATCTGCGCATGCCCGGTATCGGCGGTTTGGAAGCGACCCGCAAGATCATGCGCAACAATACCGATGTCCGTGTACTGGCCCTGACCGGCTTCATGGAGGACAATTTTGCCCAGCGGCTGCTCGAGGCCGGGGCCGGCGGCTTCATCAGCAAGGACACTCAGGTATCCGATATGGTCGATGCCATCCGCAGCGTTTTCGCCGGACATCGCTATATCAGCCCCGATATCGCCCAACGCCTGGTGCTGTCTCGCTTCGATTCGGAAGAGAACCCCTTCGACCAGCTCTCGCAACGCGAGCTGCAGGTCGCCATGATGATCGTCAACTGCCAGCGGGTCTCGGAAATTTCCGATCGTCTGTTTCTCAGCCCAAAGACCGTCAATACCTACCGTTATCGGATTTTCGAAAAACTCGGCGTACAGACCGACGTTGAATTGACGCACCTGGGGCTGAAGCATGGCTTGGTTGAAGGCTTCGACACCACCCAATGA